GGTTAATGTAAACCATATAAATTCTTTGGTATCAGTACTGAAGTCGACTCATTACGAGATGGTAGAGGAAGATACTGGAGTGTGGGCTAGGTTGCAGAGCTCACACACAGAATCTGACTTCTACTATTTTCCAATTCGAAAGACACTTTAATTAAGGTGTCATTTACATGCTTATTTTAGTAGGTAGAGACCAAACCCGCCTAGGTTTGGGGAAGATTTTTAGGTTAACTATGCCACATAATGAATGCAACCACCATTATGTCAGCCGGCGAGCACCGAGCGATTAAAAACAAAGTTAAGTTTTCATCACTCACACCGCACAAAAAGAAAGATGGCAGTCCACCCCAACCTGGGGGCCAAAAGAAGTTGGACAAACCGTGTAAATTCACGGAGGGCGAGTGCCCATATCTTAAGAAAGGTTGTTGTCTTTTCATGCATCTTAAGATACCAGAAATAGAAATGGAAAAGAAAGAGGAGGTGGTGGAGGAGGTTAAAGTTGAGGAGCCATACAAATTTGGCATTCAGTTAGGCAACTGCTGGATGTATTATGAGGATGGTGACGTGCATATGTCAGGACGTGAAATCAAGGTAAGTGGGACCGCTGTTTGTAGAAACAAGTCCGAGTATGTAATAGGAGATGGTCCACTCCTATTCATATCAAACACTTATTTAAATGAATTTCACTCCTTTAAAAAATTCTTCATGGTAAAACGTGAAGTTAATTACATATTGCCCCTCTTCAATATTCTGGTTGATAAGTTCTCAATCAGCTCTAACGAGGCTCGTAACTATGATAGCATTATGCGATGGCTAGTGCAAAAATATAGTTACTTGAGCAGTGAGTTGATCATGGGAACCTTACTGGTTTATTGTAACCATGTCAGGAAACTGAACCCTGGAGACATAGTTATGTCTTTAGTTGACGCTACAGAAAGTGCGCGTTTCACAGATTCACCCTTTAATGCTGGGTGTGTCATGGTGTTGCCCACTAGTATAGCAACCTTTAAAAATGATTGGTCTTTTAACAATCGATGGTTTTTGGCAGGCAGTTCGCCAAATTCCACTTTTGATTTTAAGTTTGATAAGCGTGGCTCTGGTGCCATATATACTTATCCATCATTCAGAGAGGGATCCTATGATGTAGATCGGCCAAAGTACAAGCTATTTGCCATGTGTCGGTTTGTTGGTTTGAGACCATCAGAACATTTTGAGGAGTGTAATGAGAACATCCCCTCAGCAAGCTCGCGCCAGTTTAAAGCGCCAGTCAATGCTTTGGAGATGTACACAAATCAGATGAGTCTTGGAATTGCTGTAGAGAAGGAGTTTAGAGAGGTTCTAAGTATGTGTGGTGCTAAGATAGAAGACACCAGACACTTGGATCCAACTCACCCTTTTCTAGTTAGTTCTAAACCAATGTGGAAGTTGCCTGTAGACCAAATTACGCACAAGAATGCGAAATTTAGGTACAGGTGTCACTTACCTGGTTTAGACTATCGTATGCAAGTAATGATAGAGCGGTTGGGAGCTTACTTACAGAGCAAGGCTTGGAAGGAGATGTTCTTGTGGAAGGTGTTGCAGTTGGGCTACATGGCCTTCGACTGGGTCTTGAGGAAGTATCTTGAACCCTTTTATGGAATCATTCTTAACATGGTGTTTGATCCTATGTACCAGTTTTACGACAGATTGACTTGGTTGTCATCTGTAGTACAACTTCCCTCACCAAAAAGGAAGTTGTATCAGTATTTCTATGGTGATGTCAAATGCATGGAAAGTTTGGAGACGGGAGATCTTGGGTGGACACTCAAGATAAAGAAGGAGGCTGGCAAGTATGGCAAGGCTCCTCGGTTCTATGGGGATATACAACATGGAACTTTAGTGGATAGTGTGTGTCCTAGCATACTGAAATTTGTGTTTGAAAGAGAGATTGACTTATCCCACTTGTTCCCTAATGGTAAGGGTATCAAGTATATTGTGGCATTTGCTAATGCCCAAGATAAGAAATCTTCAGACACATTGTTCGGAGAATGCAAAACACAGAAGTAAACACTATCATCTCAGTGTATTATAGTGACGATGGCGCCACAGCCATGAATGTTAACGGTCGTATATGTTTGTACGAGACCGATATTTCAGGTTGTGATGCATCGACGGGCCCGGCCATTTTCAGCTTGGTTCTTTGGTTATCAACTCTAGTTGGAGTTGACCGGTTTGCGAGGGAA